GCTTCTTGCCCACCTCTTAGTTCCATATCCATTTTATTCTTCCTCCCAAACTTTACATCTTATTCTTGTATAATCGCAACGTCCTTCTGTAAAGATATGCCTTATAGAATAATATTGATTATCATATTTTATCCTACACGCATAATTTATTTCAGGATCATAACGAACCGTAAACTCAACATCACTACTTGGTAAGATACCAACTTCTGAAAATTGTGAACCACCGCCAAGTAAATAGAAATTTGCCCAAGATTCTTTTAAGAATGAATAAATTTTTATTGGAGTACCAATACTATTTACTGAAGTTACTTCTTTTTCGATAGTAATATGTTTATTAAATCCTGAAGTAATCATTTAAAAAGTTAATATTTTATGAACATCAAGTATTCTTTCGAAAGCTTTAGTATCTCTAGTAGAAGTAAATTGATAATCACTTCTTTCACTATCATACAAATCACTAATTTTTATTAAAATAGCTTGCTTTATATCTTGAGGGCATTGATTATAATTAAAACCAGTTTTAAAAGATATAGTTAAAATATCAGTATCTATAACTGATGGAAATTCTAAATAAAATCCATTTCTAAATGTTCTTGTTTTTAAAGGAGAATAACTTATAGAAGCATCATCAATAACGGAAGTTAATGAATTGAAATTACCTTCATCATAAAATAAAGTATCTGAACAAAAATCATCAAGTATTAACACATTATTAGTCAATGCTATATCTTTACCAATATATTGTTCTGCTCTCAAAGTAGCTGCAAAAATTAATCCTTGGATAAAATCATCATCTATTTCAAATGTTTCATCTACCCTTAAATGTCTTTTAGCTTCATCTAAAGATACAGGAAAACTTACCTTTGTTTTAGTAATTTGTTTTAAAGGAATATCTTGGAATAAACTCATCTTATTAAGTTATTTTAATAAAAAAAGGAGATGGAGACTAAGCTCCATCTCCTATATTTTTAACTCGCTGGTGCCTTATAATCATCCGGTCATATTAATAAGTAGAAGCATCAAGAATAGCAAAAGCTCTCTTGTTAGCGCATCCAGTATCGAATAATCCAACAGCAGTAAGGTTGATAAGACCTTTCTTAGCATTGCTATAAGGATCAACTATAATTTCAACTCCACCCCACTGTCCAACAACTTGCTTGCTCCAGTCTCCGAAATAAACTCTATTTGAGTTAGCTGAAGGAACACCATAAGCAGGATAACCATTCATTTCACTTCCTTCCCAAGCGAATTTAATACCAGCAGAACTTGCATTTAAACCCTTAAGGAACGATTTACCAGTAGGAGTAGTTACGTAAGCTTGATTAGCAATTACATAATTTCCAACAGAAGCTTCCATATCAAGAATGTTCTGATAAGTAATGCTTTTACCTGTAGTTTTTATCTGAGTTGCAGCATCAGTTTCAAGTGTATCAAAAACATCATTTGTAACGGCTTTCCATACACCATTTACAAGGTTTTGGATGATACTTGCATAAACACCAGGATTAGTCTGAGCAAGAGTTTCACGAGTTATAGACTGAGTGTGTGTAACTCTACGAGCTGCAAGAACAAGTGAATCTGGAGTCATATTTGCTGAAGCTGCACTTGCATCTTCTCCAGGGAATGTAGCAAGGTCTTCATCCATTGATGGAACTGCGAAATTACCTGTTAAACCAGTGTACATCGTAACACCAAGTTGAGTAAGAAATTCCTGAGCAGGAGCTTTAAGAATATCAATACCATTGGCAACCGATTTATTTATAATATCGGCATCGGTAGATGTGATGATAGGATCTGCACGAAGTTCGAACTTACGAGAACCATTTCCTTCAACAGCACCCACTAAAAACTCACGGAAAGATTCACCGATCGAAGGAGTCTTTTCTTCTGTTTTCTCATCTTCAACTTTATTTGAAGCAATGCTTCTATTTAATTGATCCTGAGTTTTAAGAATATTTATATCCTTATCAAGTTTTTCAACTTCTCCTCGTAAACTTTCCCAAGTATTTGCCTGTTCTTCAGTAAGATTTTCATTTTTACTGAGTTCATCCATTTTAGCAATTTTATCTGCTCTTAATGATAAAAGTTCATTAATTTTTTTCATTGTATTTAAGTTAATTTTAATTTTAAAATTTCAAGCTTTCTTTTATAAGAATCCGATTTATATATTATTGGTTCTTTTTCCAGTTTTACTTCATTTTCTTCAATCTCTTTTAAAGACCTTGCAGCAATACTTGTATCAGGATAAGCAGCATCTATTACTACAGATACATCATATAATCCAGACACACGTTTGATAGTTCTAAGGCGAGTTCCATCAGCATCTTTACTCCATACGACATCGTTAGGAACAACTGAAAAAGCAAAACTATTTTGGAATAAATCTCCACGTAATACGAGTTCATATACATCATTTGCATACGACACGTTCATAGGAATTTCGGCTCTAAAAAATAATCCAACTTCATCGGCTTTTAAAGATAATGTTCCTGAAGAACTTCTTGCAAGCATTTTACTTCTATCATGATTAAATAGAAATTTTACATCAAGATTTTCATTTAATAGGATTTCATCGAAAGCACCTCTTTGGATTATTTCCTGAAATATTTTATTATTTTCGAGAAGTAATACTGAGCGCTTCTCAAAAACAGATGCATAACCTTCAAGGAACCTTTTTCCTTCTTCCTCAAAAGCACGAACTTCAACCTCGTTTGAAAGAATAAACCTTCTTTCTAAATCTTTTGAGTTTAAATATTGTTTTTGTTTTTTAACTTCCATAAATTATATATTATTTTAAGAAATAGAAGAATCTAAATTAATTTGAGTTAAATTACCTTGTCCAACACGAACATCTCCGCCATCATAAGTAGGTAAACCTTCAAATAAAGCTATCTGATTGGAACTCAATACACTAAGATCATTCCTCATAGTTTTATAATAGTTCATTTTAGTATTTGTATCTAACTCAATTAAAGCATTTAAAGCAAATTCTATTGATTTTCCAGCACGTCTTTCTTCTTCTGTTAATAATTTAAATTCTAATTCTTGACGATACATCCTTGCTATTGCTGAAATAGTCATAGATTTAAAGTTTAAGTTTTCAGACTCAACATTATTAAACTTCGTATATTCATAAACACCAACCAAGTGAGCAGGAACTCCATAAAAAGAAGCAAGTTGAGCATTATCAAACTTTTGACTTGTAATGAATTTTTCATCAACAACATCTAAAGATAACTCTTGGATTTCTGTAAACGGAGGTAGCGTAATTATTTGTCCTGCATTTTGTGGTCCAACATTTACACTCTTAAATTTCTGAATTGATTCGTTTACAGTTTTTATAAAATTCGCATCAGGAATATTTGTTTTTAAAACTTTAGGAGTAAACGCATTATTTTCATAAAAAGAATCAACTGTATTTTTTGCTTTCCAAATTGTAGACATATTTAAGCGTTGAATCTCAATTGGATTTATACCCCAATACCCATTTTTAGTTGTCATTTTAAAATGGAGCATATCTTCCGAATTTATTAAACGTTCTTTAGTCTTTTTATTTTCTTGAGGCTCATAGTAAATATAATAAAGCATACCTCCTAAAAACTTATATCCGCCAATATATGAAGATGGAATAAAATGTAAACTTTGTACTTTACCTGTAGTAGTACTTCTTGAAATTAAAGCAAAGGCATTACCTTTTAAATTCCTATTATATTCTAAAGCTGAGAAAAAAGATTGTGAAGTCATTATTCCATCTGGAGAATAATGTAAAAAAGAATATCTATAATCTTCTTTATCTGGCAAATGCCCCGATTTACTATCTTGGTAAATATGAACAGGAAGTCTGGAAATAGTATCACTAAGAATCTTTATACAAGTTACAACTGTACTTAATTTCTCAGCATCTGAAGTGGGATTAAAATTATTTTTTGAACCTATAGATAGAGGAATAGCTACTTGCTCAATGTAGGCATCATTTGTTCCAAGGTAAACATTATCAACACCAAGAAATTGTCTAAAAGACTTCTTAAATCCGTCTAACATATTAAAAAATTATTTTTATATTTATTATTGAAAATTAAAGTCATATTGGAATGTAGAAAGATGGGCACCGATAGCCATTGCTGCTGAAACAGCACCATCTATACTATCTAAACTCTTATTTTTCATAAATTTTACATTATTATTACCATCTTGATATAGAACAATATTACGAATATTCCAAGCAAATACAGGATTCTTTTGTATCACAATATTTTTATCATAAATCATCTTTTCCAAATATTTAATAGGAAAATTAAATGATGTTGCATTCTGAGCAAATATTTCGCATAATATACCTTGTTCTTGAAGACGGGGTATTAATAAAGCTGAATTAAATTTGTCATAACAAATTTTTTCTATTTGGAACTTTTGAGATAAATTCTTTATCGTATCAAATAAAAGTTCATAATCTATAGTTTGTGACTGACATTGTATTATATATCCCTCACGTATCCAATATGAAAGATCAACACCGCCTTTACGAATCCTTTTTTCAGGATTATTTACTATAAAATAAAAAGTAAACAAATAAAATTTCTCTTCTCTTTTAAATACTAAAGATAAAGCAGTTAAGTCCTTTGTAGATGATAAGTCAATACCCATCCAGCATTTTTCTCCTATAAAATCATCAAGATTTAGTTCATTAAAGTTTTGTCTAACAATATCTTGTGGAATCCAAACATCCGATTGGTCTAAAAATAAATTAAGGTTTTTTGTTAAGAAATTTTCTTTTTGGGTAGGTAGGTTTTTTGATTGGTTCCATTCTGAAATTAAATCATCTATATGTAATGTCTGTCCAATTGCTGGGTTTGATTTTATCCAATTTGAAGTATCTTGATAGTCATCTCCTTCATCAAGAGAGAATAACATATAAAAAAAATTATCATCTTTTATATCTCCATTTAAACATCTTTTTCCATTCTCAAATAAATCAAAAGCAAGAGAATCCATAGAGAATCCGGCAGTTGAAGTTAATATAATTAAAGGATTTTCACGAGATAAAGTTCCTGATTTTATAACATTAAATATAGAGTGATCATTCATTGCGTGGCATTCATCAACTAAAGCCATACTTGGATTATACCCATCAAGACGACTTGAATTCGAGGCAAGAGTTTTTGAGTATCCCATTTTCATAGGATCTTTAAACTTTATAGAATAACGTTGAGGCTCAAGTCTTGAAGAAAATGCTTGTGAATGATTTATAATACCTGTTGCATATTGTAAAGCAATACCTGCTTGTTCTCTTGTATTTGCTACAAGTAAAGATTGTGGGTCTTCAACCCGATCACCAAGTAAACCATATAATTGTAAAAGTGTACTTAAAACAGTCTTTCCATTTTTACGAGCTATAAATAAATACGCATAACGATATTTTCTTTTATTTGTTCCTTTATAAAAGAATCCAAAAATATTCATTATAAAAAAAATCTGAAATGGGATTGGAATAAATCTTCTATAACTATTATTTATATTAATACGAGAAAAATAAAAAAAGTTTAATACTCGTTCAACTTCTGAATTTTTAAATTCGAGATCTTCTCTTTTTAAATCATCTCTATATCTTCGTATAGCTTTTTTTATCCATTTGCTTGCTTTAATTTTATTGGTTTCTATATCTTCTATCCAAGTTTTAACCAATTCATAACAAATATCAAGATATGATTCTATGGAAATATCTTTATTCATTAATTAAATATTTTATCAAATTCATCTACTTGTTTCTCCATTGCTTCAAGTTTTAATTTCATTCTTTCACGAGGAGGGATACCTAAGTTTATAAATAGTTCACGAACTTGAAGCGAAATCTTTTGATAGACATAAAGTTCAGTAGACATTTTTTTTCCAAATCTTCCTAATTCTATAATACCATTTTCTTCAACTGCTTGTTTTGCATCTCTTAATAAAAGTAAATTAAAAACAAGTTCATCAATTAATAGTTCATCAATATCAGCAAGATTATTTCTTTTCTTTAAGAACTCTTTAATTTGTTCTTTTAATTTTAAATCATTCATAAATATAAATTTATTTATATATTAAATAAAAAAAGAGTGTGAATTTTTAGGCTCACACTCTTATCTTGCTTTGCTTAGCTCTGCTTGGCTTTGCTTTGCTCAGCTTAGCTTTGCTTTGCTTTGCTTTATCGCTTTGCTTAGCTATGCTAAGCTTTGCTCTGCTATGCTATGCTTAGCTTTGCTTCGCTCTGCTTTGCTATGCTTTGCTTTGCTATGCTTTGCTCTATCGCTTAGCTTTGCTTCGCTCTGCTCCGCTATGCTTAGCTTTGCTATGCTTTGCTTTGTAACGGATGCCCACTAAGCTCCAAATATGAGTTTTTAAACTTCTTCCCAGGAAATAATGTCAAATTTTCCAAATTGTCCTCTATTTGTTCCAATACCAACCATCATACCTCCAAGTTCGAGATAATTATAGATACCTTCGGCTGTGATACCCATCATTTCTATAATCTGTATGGAGAACTCAACTTCCCATTTAAGAGGCAATACAGGCCTGCTCGTTAATATAGGAGAGTGTTTTGATGGGTCTGGTGCGGAACTCTGGTGGTGATAGCAATCTTTAATCGTTAAAGGATTTCCATCTCTTGTAATTAAGACCTCAGGTTCCATCATACGAATACAACGTTTTACAGCAATACATTGACGTTTTGCTTCTGCAGCTTTCTTTTCTTTAAGAAACGGTGCTCCGTCTCTTGTATTTGTAAGTAGAGAAAAAATGTTAGTAGTAGGCATTACAAGATTTTCTTTTGTTTCTTCTGTCCTACCAAGATAAACTTTCTCATCCCATTTAAGTGGAAGGATTTTACCTGTTTTTACTGGGTCGAAGGCAACCCTGTCAAACATAAGTTCTTCTGTTCCTTCGATTTTGCATTTGAATGTTCTTTTTTTCATGTTTACTTTGTATTTAATTGTTTATTCTTTTAAAGCCTGTGTTTTCGTTTTTTAATACTGATTTTACTTTTCTTGATGTAAGTATTCTTTTTATATCTTCTTCATCAAGATCACATATATTTTCAAGTTCTTCAAAACTTGATTGTTCATATCCAAGTTTCTTTTCTGTTTCAAGATAAGCTTCTAACATACCTTCATCTAAAATTTCACAGTGTCCTAAATCGTGAAAATCATAAATTAAAGTATCTGTTTCTTCTCCAATATATGAATATTCATCTATCCATTCTTTAGCTTTTTCAATATTATCTGAAATAGCAAAGTTAAATATAAATGAACCATAATAGTCTGTACTTACCCAAAAGTATTCAAGCTCAAATGGTAATGATTTCATTTTTAAGAAGTCTGTTTTACAAGCTTCTGTCATCAGATCTATTTGATGCGAATAAATAGGAATATCAACATTAACAACTGAAATTAAAATCTCAAATTCATCTTTATCCCAAGGTTCATAGAAATTTATTTTTGAAGTTTTCATTTCACTATTTCTATTTTTCATTTTATTAATATTTTAATTGATTATTAAATGATTCTTACTATGCTTTGCTTTGTAGTTCTTTAATTTTAAATATTATAAATTCAACTTCGTGTTCATTTGGTGCTCTTCTTCCTTCAAATGATTCAGGTGAACTAGGATCTTCAATAAAATCAGTTTCTTCATAAAAATCATAAAGAATCTTTTCAATCTCTTCAATTGATTTACAAATAAGTCCTCTTAAATTAACCTCTCCAGATTCCTTTAAATCATCTGAAATGGCTTTGGCCTCATTTAATAATTGCCCTTGTATTGGAATAGGAATTTTATGCCACATTCCAATGTTCAAAGCATCTTTAGGATTTATTCCTCTTTCAAAATTTTGTGTTTCCATAAATATTTTTGAAGTAATTTTTAATTACGGTGTAAATATACGAATAATTTCCTTAGGAAAAAAATATTTTGACATTATTTTTTCTCTAAAGAGTTATATGAACATCCTTCAGAATTCCGGGGCCTGATACTTTTTAGTACTTTTAATCTTGTTTTTCATATTAATTATTTTTAAGTCATCATCATCTTTTATTTCTCCTCTATCATAGGAATCTGTTAAATCCTTCCACTGTTTTTTATCAATGATATAACAAACTGTTGTCTTTGTAACTCCGTATTTCTTAGCTATCCCTCTATAAGTAAGGCCATCATATTTAGCATATTTTCCATATTTTTCTATAGAATCCCTTCTTGGTAATGCGAGTTTGTATATTTCTAAAGCCTGTTTGTTTGTTAGTACAGAAGCAGGATTCATATCATTAGCAAATCCAGCTCCTCTTTCATTCTCAATCCAGGTTTTTATATTGGATTTCCTTCTTTTTTCGTTCTGTTCCTGAGTCCAGACTCTCTTTTTCATTTTATTAATATTTTAATTGAAATTTTTAGTTATTATTAAATCTTTACTCTACAAATATAACTATTATTTTCATACCTTGTATCTTTTTTTCATTTTTTTTTTCATTTTTTTTTCATACTCACCAGTTCTCTTTATTTGCTCACCAGTTCTCTTCTCTATTTACTCCAATAGATTTTTACAGTTTACTACATTAAACTCACGATATGTGTTCTAATAAGTTTTGAAGAAAGTAATGTAGAAGTAATATAACGCGACTTTCTTCAAATACTACCAAAACTCCCAAAACTCGCCCGAAATGTTAAAGTTATAACGCAGTGATGTAAAACTTTAATTTACTAAGTAAACTTAATTATTTTAGGGGGAAAAGAGGATTCCAGAAAATTCCTCACGATAAAATTCCATGGTTGCCTGATTTGGTATCCACAGGATCCATATCATTTTTGAGAGAGTTCACTTGGAGTATTAAGGAGTTCACTTGGGATAGTAGAGAACTTGG